CTACACAGCCGACGGCTGCCTGATCGGTATCGGTAGCAAGATCGGCGCGGACACCGAAGCGCTCTACAAGGCAGACACTTACGTCGATATCGGCGAAGTGGAAGACCTGGGCGAATTCGGCGACACGTTCAGCTCTGTGACCTTCACGTCGCTGCGCGATGGCCGAGTGCGCAAGTACAAAGGCACCGCTGATGCGGGTGACTTGACCCTGACTGTCGGCCTCGACAATGGCGATCTGGGACAGGCCAAGTTGAAGGTGGCCCACAAGGATCGCCGCAAGGGCGATTACAACATCAAGATCACCCTGAACGATGGCGATCCTGATGCCACTCCGGCGCTGCTGCCGACCACGTTCTACCTGCGCGGCAAGGTCATGAACAACACCGTCGCCCCCGGCGCTGCTGACAACGTGGTTCGCCGCAACGTCACCGTCGGCATCAACTCCGACATTCTGGAAATCCTCCCGGCTGCGGCTGCCTAACCTGCGGGGCTTCGGCCCCGACATCCAAGGATTTGAAACATGAGCAAGACTCTTCACGGTACCGTCGATATCAAACTCGATGACGAGACGTACACGCTCTTGCCAACGCTGGGCGCAGTGCGGGCGATTGAGGCTCACTTCGGCGGGTTGCGCGGCGCCTCCCAGGCAATCAACGCCCTGAGCATCGACGGTTGCGCGGTGATCATCGCTGGTGGTGCTGGGTTGAAAGGCAAGGCAACCGAGGCTATCGCCGAGCAGGTTTGGCAGGCTGGCGTGCTAGAGGTATCCGTTCAGCTCAACGCCTACCTGGTGGCGCTGTATAACCCGAAAGGTCCCGACGCGGGAAAGGAAAAGCCGGCGGCGGCGTAAGTGCTGTCGAGAACGGCAGCTACGTTGACCGGCTGTACGCGGTAGCTACCGGCTGGCTGGGCTGGTCGCCCGAACTGGCCTGGGCCACACCGATCCCTGAGCTGTTCCTGGCCATGGACGCCAAGATCGAATGGGCGCAGATGACGAATCCCTTCGGCGGTGGAAAGGCGAAGGCCAAGGCTGATAAGCCATCGGCTTCGACAGTGGCCGATAAGCTGCGGCAGGCGCTTACAGCGCGGCAGGCTCAGTAGTACGGGAGTAGCAATAAGTGCTTTTTGAGATCAGGCAGTGGTAAATTCCCTGGAAATACAGGGAGTGAATTGATGCGTGTTTCTATTTTGATTGCTGCATTGGCAGTGTTGTACGGGTGCTCAGGTCCTCAGCCTGCTGTGCGGCCTTCTGCGGGCAGCGCCCAGGTTGCGCCTGCTCAAAAAGAGGTATTCATAAAGTTCGACCCTGCTGGAAAAAACGTTCAAGCCAAGAGCTTTGCTTCCGCCAAGGACCTCTTAGGGGAAATAAAAAGGCTCGGTGGGCCGAGAGGGGAGTATGAGACCGACGCTGCGTTCGCTAGCAGAATGGCTTCGTTTGGAAACTTTTCCGTAAACGGGGTCGTTCTTCCATCATCGATCAAGTTTGATAGGGTTACCGGTGAGTTCTCGTTACGTGTCTCAATGCATGACGCTCAGGCGAGGGGATTTAAGAGTGGACTGGATGCATTGAAGGCGGCCAATACAGACTATCCGTCGTTCGATCTGGGAGAGGACACCTACTCTAGAGGTACCTATTCTGGACAGAACTCTTTCGGGGCGACGGCGCTGATCGAGAAGCAGAAAATTGACCGATATTTTCTAGTTTTCAACCCTGTCCCCAAAGCTCCTGGAACCGTATTTTTCTACAAAGTTTCAGGGAAGTTGAAAATATCTGCAAAAGAAATGGAGAGCGAGCGGGACAATATTCGAGTCAATTTTACCGTGATGCCGGTACCGGACTTTGTGCAGACCGCCAAGAACTATCACGCGCCAACTATCAGTAGTCCGCATGAGTCGGAGATTGATAGCTACTTTTTCAAAACAAAAGTTTTTTGGATTAAGGTCGTAAATATCAGAACTGGCCAGGTTTACGACGAAGAAGCAAAAATGAGTATCGAGACAATCTGATTTAATTAATTCATCAAGAAAACCCACTTCGGTGGGTTTTTTATTGCCTGGAGAAAAGCATGGCCGATACCGACGTAAATGGGATGCTCGTCCGCATCGAGGCGACTACGGCCCAGCTGCGTCAAGAAATGGCGCGAGCCGACTCTAGTGTTGCCCAGGCATCCGGGAAGATTGATAAAAGCCTTGGTCGCGTAGATTCCGCATTTGACCGAGTTGGCGAGCGCGCCCAGCATGCCTCTGGCCTGATGAAGAGTGCCTTGGCGGCAGCGATTGGCGCCTCTGGTATTGGCAAGATTATTGAGACCGCCGACTCCTACGGGCAAATGTCTGACCGGATCGGCATGGCTACGGTAAGTTTGGGTGAGTACGACCTGGTGCAGCAGCGCCTGCTCGACACCGCGAAGCGAACCTACCGTCCATTGGCGGAAGCACAAGAGCTCTACATCCGAACTTCGGATAGCCTCAAGTCCATGGGTTACAACACCAGCCAAGCGCTGGACGTGATGGACAGCTTCAGCTTCCTTCTGGTGACGAACTCGGCGTCTGCGGACAAAGCCAGTTCTGCTATTGATGCCTATTCAAAGGCACTCCAGACCGGCAAGGTTGAGGCTGACGGCTGGCAATCTATCCTCGCGGCTATGCCAACGGTCGTTGACACCCTTGCAAAATCCACGGGTAAAAGCGCTGAGGAGATTCGAAGCCTCGGCGCGCAGGGCAAACTCGGTCTGGACATCCTGACATCGGGCCTTCAAAAGGCATCAAAGGCGAATGGTGAGTTGGCTGATAGCATGAGCGTAGCGGTACGGGACGCAGTGCAAAACCTGTCCAACTCATTCGGCGTCTATGTTGGTCGCCTGAACGAAGCCATAGATTTCACTGGCACGCTCGGCAAAGCCATCAGCTTGGTCGGTGATAATTTCGAGACGATTGCCGACGTTGCGATTATGGCAGCGACCGCTGCGCTTGCACGGTACGGCGCCCTTGCGGCAACATCGGCAGCAACCGCAACCTACTCGGCATTCAAGGATGTCGCCGCGAGAAAGGCCCAGGCCACCGCGGTATTGCTCGTGGCGCAGGCTGAGCAGCAGAAAGCCCAGACGTCAGTGTTCCTAGCCGAGAAAGAAGCAATCGCCGCGCGCGGCACCGCGGTGCAGACGCAGATGTCGCTCCAGCTTGCTGAGGCCCGGCTTGCGGAAACCCGCGCCACCAATGCTGTTGCAGCTGCTCAGGTCGGCGTGAGTCGTGCGGGCGTTGGCTTGGTTGGAATGCTCGGCGGCCCCGTGGGCGTTGCAGCACTGGCAATCGGTGCGGCTACCGCTTTCCTAACGCTGCACGACAACACTAGCGTTCTCGAAGAGAAGCTCGGCGACCTCAGCGATCCGCTGGATAAACTTGCGGAAAAGTTCAACAAGCTCAATCGCGCAACACAGTCCGTCACTCTGAGAGAGCTCAGGGCCTCTATCGCAGACACTGAAGAAAAGCTTTCTGGTGCTGCTGGCACCATAGCTTTCGAATTTCAAAGCAGCATGACAAATGCTGGACTGGCCGGGTCGTCTGGCTTCATGGCTGGCATCGCTCCACTGTCGACAGAGTTGCAGTCGGCAATGGACCTGATGAATAAAGTGGTGGCCGATGCCTCAAAAGGTCAGGCAGTCGATTGGAAGGCGTTGGCGGACCAGCTCCGCCTGATCCCGGGCGTAACCGAAGAAATGGCCCAGGCCATTGAAAGCGGCCAGATCAAAGTTTCAGGGTTGACGGATGTTCTCGGTAAGCAGCGCGAAACCCTTGCACTGCTTACCGGCGAAACCGATTCGAACACCCGCGCCCAAGGCGAGAACAACGCAGCGAAGGCGGCGGCTGCGCAGGTTGGGCAGAAGTATCTAGAGCAACTGCAGAAGCAGCTCGGCGCAGCGCAAGATAAAACCAGCCTTGAGGCAGCAAACCGTTTCATCGCGGAGAACACTGACCTCACCGATGGTATGGTGGTTGCGATTCGCTCGGCGGCAGCGGCGAAAGACTCACAAAAAACGAAAGATGACGCCGCTACCAAGGCGCTTCGCAAGAACACCAGTGAGTCCCAATCTGCCGCCAAGCAACAGCTCAAGTCGTTTGATACTGCCGAGGAAGGCTACAAGCGCCAGATCGAACTGATCAATACCACCGGTGACAAGCAGAAGGACGCCACCGAGGTTCAGAAGCTGTCGTTCGAGCTTCAAGAAGGGAAGCTTGGGAAGCTTAGTGAGGCGCAAAAGAAACGGCTGATGGGTATGGCCGCTGAGCTGGATGCGCTGAACAAGCTGAAGAAGGCGAACGAGGACGACCTGAAGCTGACGGCTTTTAAGAACGCCCAGGCGCTAACTACGCAAACCACGAAGGACGGCTTCGACCAGGAGCTCGCTGGCGTCGGGATGGGTGATAAGGCCCGCGATCGGATGCGCGCTGACCTGACTATGCGCCAGAAGTACGCCGCCGATGTCGCAGCTCTCAACGAGCAGCGGAACACCGACCAGATCACGCCGGAGCTTTACGCCAAAGAGACCCAGGTATTACAGGATGAGCTGAATAAGCGACTGCTGGCGCAGGAGAACTTCTACGCCGCGACCGATGAGCAGCAAGCCAACTGGATGAATGGCGTCAATGAGGTCTGGGCCAACTACGCAGACGCTGCCCGCGACTATTCTGCGCAGGCTGCTGACATCACCAACACTGCGCTGAGCGAGGGCACCAGCGGACTGGGCACATTCTTCTCGGATGTGGCCAGCGGCGCCGAAGATGCTGGTGATGCACTGGGTGATATGGTCGGCAACTTCGCCAAGTCGATGCTGAAGGCGCTGGGTGATATGGCCGCCCAGTGGCTGATTTACCAGGGTGTGCAATTGCTGGTAGGCAAGTCTACTCAGGCAAGCGCTGCCGGTACCCTCGGTGCCAACGCGCAAGCCATGTCTCTGACAGCGGGTCTCAACGCCTTCGCTTCGACCGCGGCTATTCCTATCATCGGCCCGGCAGCGGCGCCGGCGGCAATGGCTACGGCGCTGGCTGTTACCGGCCCTCTGGCCTCGGCTGTTGGCATGACCGCACTGGCGGGCATGGCGCACGATGGTATCGACTCGGTGCCAGAGGACGGCAGTTGGTTTTTGCAAAAGGGTGAGCGAGTAACGACTGCTCAGACCAGCGCCAAACTCGATGCAATGCTGTCAGGGATCGACAACAAGCTGAGCAGCTCTCAACCGCGAGCACAGATCGGTGAAGGTAGCTTGGAGTCAGCGGGTAACGGGCGAGCGGCAATGGTTGGCTCTTACGCCCAGTCGGCACCAGACAACACTACACAGATCGTATTTAACGCTCCAGTCAGTGTGCAGGCCCAGCCCGGCATGACGGATCAACAGGCGCAAATGCAGGGTGAATCGATCAGTGCCGGTCTTGAATCCAGCTTCGGTCAGTTCCTTGACCGGGAAATGCGTCAAGGCGGACGGCTCTGGAGGCGTACCTGATGGCCGAAGTATTCATTTATGACGTGCAGTTGGGTGCTGATGGCGACGTTTCGCAGCGGACCTGGGAAAACGAGTTTGGTGACGGTTACATCCAGTCGGGTGGCATCGGTATCAATACCAAAAGTCAGGCCTGGAACCTGACACACACCGGGGCGATGGAAGAGGGTGACGAGCTGCCCTTGGTCTGGGCGTTCCTCGATCGCCACGAAGGGTACAAGTCGTTTTTGTGGACGCCGCCGGGAGGCGTTCAGGGGCGTTACAAATGCAACGGGTACAAGCCTCGCCCGCTGGGAAACGGTTTGTTCACGCTGACCTTTGTCTTCAAGCAGGTTTACACCCCCTGACCTACCGAGTTGATGAGCCCCGCCAAGTGCGGGGTTTGTTGTTTCTGGAGCCTTATGAATTACAACGCTGATATTCAAAAGCTGGAGCCGGGCAATCAAATTCGTCTGTTCGAACTCGACGCCACGCGCTTGGGCGCAAACCTCTGGCGCTTCCATGGTCACGCCCAAGAGGGGGACATTATCTGGCAGGGACAGCTTTATTCACCCATGCAGATCACGGCCAAGGGATTCGATATTCGTGGTGATGGCCGGCCTGCATCTCCAACACTACAGGTGGCGAACGAGTTGGGCGGCGTTCGTGGCGCACTCACCGCGCTGTGCTTGCAGTTCCGCGATTTGGCGGGCGCAAAGGTCAGGGTCATTGAGACGTTCCGACACTTTCTGGATGCAGCGAACTTCCCTGACGGCAACCTCACTGCCAGCAACCAGAGCAAGCTGAATCTCTGGTACATCGAACAAAAGACCAGCGAGACATTCGAGTCGCTGACCTTCGAGCTCTCGGCACCCACAGACATGGAAGGTCAGATGTTGCCCTCCCAGCAGATCACCAAGCTCTGTCGCTGGGCTTGTCGCGGCGGCTACCGGGGCGAGGCGTGCGCCTACATGGGTACTGCAATGTTTACGAAAAAGAACGAACCGACCGACAACCCGGCGCTCGATCGCTGCGGCGGCTGGTGGAGCAGTTGCAAGCTCCGTGGCAATACCCGCCGCTTTGGCGGATCTATGGGCGCGAGCCTGATCGCATCATCGAGGTAGCTATGCGGATCAATCAGAAGTTGCAGGCAGAGATCCGAGCTCATGCGGAGCGCGACTATCCAGCTGAGGCGTGCGGTGTGTTGGTCGGTACGCTCGACGGCCGGGTTTATGTACCGTGTCGCAACAAGGCAAAGACCGACCGAGAGAACTTTCAGATCGATGAGCATGATCTGGCCGCTGCCGAGGATCTCGGCGAGGTGCTGGCGATCATTCACAGTCACCCGGACAAAGCGCCGGCGCCGAGTATGGCTGATCGCGTGAGCTGTGAATTGCATGAAATACCGTGGGGCATCGTGGGTTGGCCCGGCGGTGAATTCGAATGGTTTAAGCCGGTCGGCTTTAAGGCGCCGTTGCTTGCCCGCGACTTCTCCCATGGGTTGCTCGACTGTTGGGCTGCGTGTCGTGATTGGTACGCTCGCGAGGCCGGCTTGGTGCTGCCAAACTTCGAACGCCACGACCTATGGTGGGAGGAAGAAAACGGCCCCAGCCTCTACGAAGACAACTTCAAGGACACCGGCTTCTACCAAGTGGAGAGCGCGCAGCGCGGTGACATGCTGGTTTTGCAGGTGCCGACACTCGGCCGGCCATGCTTCCACCCTAATCACGCCGCGATCTACTTGGGTGACGAACCCGCGCTTGTCAGTGAGCCAGCACCAACTCTCGGCGGAGCAGGTCCGTTCATTTACCACCACATGGCTGGGCGTCTGGCATGCCGGGAAATCTTTGGCTGGTCACAGGCGAGCCGCGTGAAATTGATTTTGAGGCACAAGGACTACAAGACATGACAATGACCACAATCAAGCTGGGCGGCGTGCTCGGCAAGCGGTTTGGTCGTGAGTACCTGCTCGACCTGTACGGCTTTCGTGATGCGATGAGCGCGTTGTGCAACATGAAGCCCGGCTTCGAACAGTTCCTGCGCAGCGCCGAAGAGCGCGGCCTTGTGTTTGCGGTGTTCATCGACGAGCGGAATGTTGGCGAACAGGAGCTAGACCTCAAGCCGGCGGCGCAAAGCGTGATCCGCATCATGCCGATTATTCAAGGAAGCAAGCAGGCCGGTATGTTCCAAACCCTGCTCGGCGTGGCGCTGGTTGTCGCCGGCTTGTTCACCGGCGGCACGACCTCCACGCTGGGCATGGGATTGCTCGCTGCTGGTGCGGCGGTTGGCGTGGGCGGCGTGGTGCAGATGCTGTCTCCGACGACCAAAGCAAACACCAGCGACAAGAACGAGGACGGCAACAACCCGAGCTACGGCTTCGGCAGCGCCATCACTACCATCGCGCAGGGCAATCCCTACCCGCTGCTTTATGGGGAGCGTGAGATCGGCGGTGCCGTCGAATCAGGCGGCATCTACACGCAAGACAACATCTGATCCCTCGGTAACATCCACAACCCGCTTCGGCGGGTTTTTGCATTTATGGAGATCCCGGAATGGGTGCAGTAGCGAAAAGAAGCCAGGCGGTGATGGGCGCCAAGGGTGGCCAAGCCAAGCAGAAGCAGCCGAGCATCGCTTCCAACAGCGTCCCTTCAATCGCCACTGCTCGCATTGTTTATCTCTGGAGTTGGGGGCCGATCGTCGGACCGGTGAATGGCTTGCAGTCCGTGCGTCTCGATGGCACGCCGATTCAGGCGCAGGACGGCACCGTCAACTTCCCTGGAGTGAAATGGCAGTTCCGCTCGGGCGAGCTCAACCAGGCTCGCCTTGAGGGCGTATCCGAGTCGAGCAACGAAATCGCCGTTGGCCAGGAGCTGCTGACCACAGCGCCTTGGTTGCATAGCATCAACAACGCAATGATTGACGCCATACGCGTTCGCTTCAGTTGGCCGCAGCTGCAAAGCCAAGACTCCAACGGCAATATCAACGGCGTGCGAATTGAGTATGCCGTGGACATATCCACCGACAACGGCCCTTATGTCCAAGTCCTGACCTCGTTTGTCGATCGGAAAAACATCACCAAATACGAGCGGTCACACCGCATCGAATTGCCGGATGGCGGCCGGTGGACAATCCGTGCGCGGCGCCTCACACCTGAGGCGAATAGCTCGTTGGTACAGGACGGCATGGTTGTCGAAGCGGTCGCCGAGGTTGTCGACAGCGACCAGGAATACCCACTCACTTCGGTTGGCTGCATCGAGTACGACGCCCAACAATTCGGTGGCGATATCGCCAAGATTGCCGTGCTGATGCGCGGGCGTATTGTGCGGGTACCGACCAACTACAACCCCGAAACGCGGACGTACGCCACCGGCGGGACCGGTACAAGCAATGGAGTTTGGGACGGCACGTTCAAAGAGGCCTATACAAACAATCCAGCTTGGGTCTTTTATGATCTGGTGCTGCATCCCTATTACGGGCTGGGCGAGCGTATCGACGCGACAATGGTGGATCGTTGGTCGCTGTACCGTATCGCGCAATACTGTGACCAGATGGTGCCGGACGGTAAAGGAGGTCAAGAGCCGCGCTTCACCTGCAATCTGTATTTCCAGAAGCAGGCCGAAGCCTATGCCGTGCTTCAGGATCTAGCCTCGATTTTTCATGGGTTGGCCTACTGGGACGGCAGCCAGATTGTCGTAAACGCCGATATGCCGGGCGATCCTGCTTTCAGCTACAGCCCAGCACAAATCCTCAACAATGGCGCTATTCAATACGATGGCACCCGCTGGCGTGATCGCCACACCAACGCAATGGTGTCGTGGGATAACCCCGCGCAAGGCTTCGAGACGGACAAGGAACCAGTGTTCGACGACGAGGCCCTCAGCGAGCTAGGGTCTGTGCGCGAGCTCGCCGTGGACGCATTCGGTTGCACCTCTCTCGGACAAGCGCAGCGCGCAGGACAGTGGGCGTTACTGACAGAGCAGTTGCAAACCCGGGGCGGGACTTTCCGTGTCGGGTTGGACGGTCAAATCCCTAAGCCTGGCCAAGTAATTGCTGTCGGCGACCCTATGTTGGCTGGCCGAGCGAACGGCGGTCGTATCTCGTCAGTGAATGGTCGCGTGATTACGCTTGATCGTGACGTGACGATCCCCACCGGTGCCCGGCTGATGCTGAACCTCCCGAGCGGAAAGTCGGAAGGCCGCGTCATCAAGTCGTTTGCCGGGCGCGCCGTCACCGTCATGGCCGACTACAGCGAAGTGCCCGAGGCGGAATGCGGCTGGGTGATCGACTTCGACGACCTCAAAGTTATGCAATTTTATGTGCGCAACGTCACGCGACCGGAGTGGCATCAGTTCCAGCTCGAGGTGATTCAGCACGAGCCCAGCAAGTTTGATGCTATTGATTTCGGCGCAGTGGTGGATACGCGGCCAATCAGTGGCATCCCGATTGGGACGCAGGAGGCCCCGGCGCGAGTGTTGCTTAGTCAGCACGTCGTGATCGAGCAGGGCATTGCCGTTACCAATATGACCATCGCCTGGGATGCCGCGCCTGGCGCCGTCGGGTATGACGTTGAATGGCGGTGGGGCGCCCGAGAGTGGATCAAGGTTCCTCGCACGGGCGAACTGGCGGTAGACGTTCGCGGTATTTATTCGGGTCAGTATCTGGCTCGGGTGCGCGCAGTGAGCGCGATGAGCGTCTCATCCATTCCGACCAACTCAGTGTTGACTGACCTGCTCGGCAAAACTGGACTACCGCCGGCGGTTACCCACCTGATCGCTACCCCATTGCTGTTCGGTATAAACCTGCGTTGGGGCTTTCCTGAAGGGGCCGAAGATACGCAGAGAACAGAGATCTGGTATGGCCCGTCGACCAGCTTGGAGGCTGCGACGAAGCTGGCGGATCTGGCATATCCGCAAAAAGAGTATGCGCTGCAGGGGCTTCGCGCTGGCGTGACGTTCTTTTTCTGGGCGCGATTGGTTGATCGGACCGGCAACATTGGACCGTTCTACCCGGTAGGCCTTGGGGTAATGGGGCAATCGAGCTCTGATGCGGGGGCCATTCTGGAAATGATCGCCGGGCAGATCACCGAGACGGAGCTCGGCGAGGATCTGTTGACGGAGATCGAAAAGATCCCGGGATTGCAGGCACAGATCGACGCGCTCGACGGACTGAAGGGCTACGACCCTGAAGCTACCTATGTGGAGTATGACCTGGTAGTGCAGGGCAAGCGGATCTATCAGGCCACCGGCCAGGTACCGGCCGACACACCGCCGCCGAATCCTCTTTATTGGCTCGACGTTGGCCAGACGGTGGAAACCGCCAATGGGCTTGCCCAGCAGGTGGCGACCAACACTGCCGAGATTACCGAGCTCGACGGCGTGGTTACAGCACAGGCAACGGCGTTTCAAGCGTTGCGTGCGTCCTCGCGGGATGACGACGGGGAGGGGGATCTCGCAGATGCGCTGAAGGGGTGGACCAGCACGGCAGCGATTGCTTCCGAGAGCAAGGTCAGGGCTTCTGAAAATGAAGCGACTGCGCAACGGATCACTACTTTCGACGCAAAGATTGCCGCGAACGAGGCCAACATCACCGAGTTGGAACAGGTGGTAGCAACCACGAACTCGGCGACGGCGACGAAGATTGATCAGTTAAATGTATCTGTCGGACAAAACACTGCGCAGATTCAGCAGACCTCGACCGCCTATGCGGACACGGCAGGGAAGCTGACCACCATGTGGTCGGTGAAAATGCAGGTCACGGCGAACGGACAGTACGTCGCCGCCGGAATTGGCCTTGGGATCGAGAACACCGGGGCTGGCTTGCAGAGTCAATTCCTAGTCGCCGCTGACCGGTTCGCTATCGTCAACACCATTGCAGGCGGTGCCATCTCTGTCCCTTTCGCAGTGCAAGGAGGGCAGGTGTTCATGAACTCGGCGTTCATCCAGGACGCTTCGATTGGAAACGCCAAGATCGGCTTCTTCATTCAGTCGGACAACTACATAGCAGGCGTTCAGGGGTGGCGAATCGACAAGGCTGGCAACTTTGAGTTGAACAGTCCTCTGGGCGGCGGTGCCCGTCAGACCATCAACAACAACGGCGGCAAGGTGTTCGACGAGAACGGCGTGAAGCGTTATCAATGGGGGAATTTGAACGCATGAGTGCCTATGGCGTGAGAATCTGGGGCGCCGACGGGGCGCTCCAGTTAGACGAAAACTCTTTCACCATTCGAGTTGTGCTGTCTACGCTGGTCACTTTTCCGGTCGGCCCGAAGAGCAGTCAGGACTTCTCTGTCCCTGGTGTTGGACCCGGCAACGGAACAGCCATTGTGATTCCTAACGGGACGTATAGCGTCAACCAAATGCAGTTTGAGACTGAAATGCTCGACGGTGTAGCTCGGGTTTACAACCACACGCGCACCTTCGCAGCCAGCAACGTTTCGTCTGGAACAATGCGCCTGATCGTAATGAGGTGGACCTGATGACTTACGGCGTCGAGTTCACCAATAACAACAACGTTGTCACCCTCGATTCCGAGTTCGCTCGGTTGATGGTGATCTCTTCGGGGAGGTTTGCACCAACGGAGGAGGGTGGGCTCGGCTCAACGACGTATTTTGCGAGGCCGGTCACCTCACAGGAGCCTCCGCTTGTGTTTGTTCGGCCGGACACGGTCAACGGCATTGCCGGCTTATGCCAGATGCGCCTGATTGGGTCGGCTGGAAACTGGACCGGCTTCTATGTTCGGGCCTACAACGTCAACACAGCGCAGCCGAATGGACGATATTTCGTCGCAGCATTTGCAGCACAGGCTGTTGCTCAATATGGGATGCGCTTGTGGGACGGTGCCGGGAAACTGCTATTCGATTCGGGAACCCCAAATGCCAGTTTCACCCGGGCCTTTCAAAGCTGGAACTACGTTACCTACGATCTTGATGCGCAAGGATTGACCCGGATCTATTACTCGGTGCCGTTCGACTTTCCACAAAACGAATTCATGTTGCTGAACACGTTTGGCATGCCAATGACCTCTGGCAGCGGGATTCCACGGAACCTGTACTGCTGGTGGGACTTCCCGAACAGCAAGCTCTACGCCATCACGGTTGCAGCCTCCAACCCTTTCGCGTTTTTCCTCCCGGCAGTTTTCGCAAAACAAGCCGCCTAACCTCTTTTATAGGAAGCAGCCATGCCCTGGCACAGATCGGGAACGGTTTCTGTTACCCAAAATTCAAGCACAGTGACTGGCGTAAGCACCGCCTTCGCGGCAAATACCAGAATCGGTGATTCTTTTATTGGTCCGGATGGGCGGCAGTACGAGCTTGCGAACGTCGCGAGCGATACGGTTATCTCTATCCTTCCAGCGTACCTGGGACCAACAACCACTGGTGCGAGTTATGCGGTAGCGCCAATACAGGGCTACCAAAAGGGTTTGGCTGATCAGGTTCGGGACTGGGTAAATTCTTATGGCCCGAAGATGGCTGCACTCGGAACCACGGGCAACTACGAGACCCTGCCACTTAGCAAGGGCGGGACAGGTGCAACAAACCAGGCCGACGCTCGAACAGCGCTGGGGATTGATGCTGTCACGCCGATCACCAAGGGCGGTACCGGCGCCACCTCAGCGCTAGCTGCCCGAACTGCACTGGGAGTTCTGAGTTCTGGCAGGGGTTACATTGATGGGCTATATCCGGTTCGGGTTTCAGGAAACACCTTGAATATTCTGCCGGGTGCAGCCTATGTTCCCGGCATAAACGATGTGATCTCTGCGCCGCTGCTCACCCTGTCCGGGTTGGCGCTGGCGCCGAGCACCTGGTACTACCTGTACCTCTGGAATAACAACGGTAACGCGTCTGTTGAAATCGTCACGACCGTTCCCAGCGAGGTCTACTCCGGCACTGCTCGGGTAAAGTCAACCGACACAACTCGCCGCTTCATCGGCGCGGTACTGACCAACGCTTCGGGAAACCTGATTCCTTTCTGGATCACTGCGGACAACTTCCTGAATTATCAGGACACGACGACTGTGACCCCGTTTCGGTGCGTCTCGGGCGCCACACAAACCACGCCAACGGCTGTTTCTCTGGCCTCCGCGGTGCCGATGACAAGCCGCTCGGTGCGGTTGCATATCAACAACTCCGGCAACGCTACTTCGTACCTTGGGACGCCTGACTTCACTGGCGTGGCGGTTCAGGCCGGGACCGCCGGCGTTCGCTACAACACGACGTTCTTCACTGACGCCTCGCAGCGAATCATGTTCTATCTGGCCAGTGCGGGTGGGGCGTTGTCTATCGACGTTACTGGTTATGGGATGGAGCGATGATGCCTTATGTGATCTGGGATACCGGCTGGATGGCTGTTGATTCCGAGTTTTCCCCCGATGCGCTGTTGCCAGGGCAGTCATTTATTCAGGAGGTGCCGCAGGCGCTGATTGATCTTGTGGTCGCGAGTGATGCCGAGTCTGTTTGGCGTGAAAACGAAATGCCATTCATCGCCGCGCAGCTGCAAGCCATTGATGACGGCGATCCAGCAGCGCTACCTGGGACTGAGCGGCAATGGCGTGACTACCGAATCGCCCTGCGCGCCTGGTTACCGGGCGAACCCGACTACCCGTCAGCGGATCACCGCCCGGCGCGTCCCGCCTGACTGCTGAACACCTCGACTGATAACCGCCCGCGAGGCGGTTTTTTATTGCCTGGAGAAAAGTGATGACTGCAACTGATAAAGATCGGGACGTGCTTGCCCGTACGCTTTGGGGCGAAGCTCGCGGCGAAGGCGCGGCCGGCCAGATCGCCGTGGCCTGGGCGATCCGCAACCGGGTGTTTGATGGGAAAACCAATTCGTGGTGGGGTGAGGGCTACGCCGGCGTTTGCCAGAAGGCGTGGCAGTTCAGCTGCTGGAACAAGACCGACCCGAACTATCAGTTTCTGATCGACGTGAAGAAGATCCCGTTCCGAGAGCTGGCGCAATGCCGAATCGCGGCTGACAAGGTTATCGACAACGCGGTGCCCGATCCCACTGGCGGCGCCACGCACTACTACGCGACCAGTATCAAGGCACCGGCTTGGTCGGCGAAGGCGAAGCAGACCCTCAAGCTGGGCGGGCATGTGTTCTTCCGGGATGTGCCGTGATGGTCGTGCCGTGGAAAGCAGTTGGGTTGCTGGCGCTGGTCCTCGCCGGCTTCGGGAGCGCCTGGCAGTTTCAGGATTGGCGCTACGGAAACCATTTGGCCCAGCAGGCCCAGCAGCACACCGAAACCCTCAATCAACTGACCCAAGCCGCTGCCACCGCCCAGCAGGCCGAGCAGGACAAGCGACTGGCGCTCGCGCAGCGGCTGTCAGTCAGCGAGCAATCCCACTATAAGGAACTGAGCGATGCTCAAAAGAACCAAGATCGCCTGCGCGATCGCCTTGCCACTTCTGATTTGCGGCTGTCAGTCCTCATCGAAGCAACCGACGCTGCCAAAGGCTGCGGGGTGCCATCCACCTCCTGCGCCGGCGGCGTGGATCATGCAGCCGTACGCGCCCGACTTGACCCAGCGCATGCTCAACGAATTGTCGCCATCACCGACACCGGCGACCGGGGATTGATTGCGTTGCAGGCGTGCCAGGCTTATGTCAGGGAGTTATCACGCTGAGGAGGCGACGGTAGGTTGCCGAATGGGCTTTCGCCCTTGAGAACTTTGAGTCGAGTGTCGAGCTCGGATATATGCTTGTCCTTTGCCATCAAGGTCCAATTGCTGCGAATCTCTATTTCACTTGCGCGTCGGCTGGCGTCAGACGCCTCCGCTTTGGCGACGGTCAGTTGCGAGCGCAGAGAATCAAGCTCCCGCGTGATCGCATCATTGACTTGAACAAGCCCCTGAACGTTTTCCAGAGCTCGCGCCAGATGAAGCGTAAGCGCTTCGAACTCGTTCTCGTACATTCGGAGCTGGTGACGACAGGTTTCGATTGGCTCGGGGTTGCCGAGCCAATCGTCGGTGTCTTCTATATAGAGGGGTTCCACTTCTGCGATTACCTATACTGTTTGGATATACAGTAATCGAGGCGAGACAGGTGGGCGAGGGTGAGGCGACGAGCTGTAGGATTTTGGATTGGTGTTCGGTCGGCAGGACGCCGGGGAATGGGCTACCACTGTAGGAATATACAACGCTAAGTTATTGATTCTTATAGGGTGATGTCTTGGTTTTTGATCCTCCTTAAAACCCTATAATTTCCTTATGAATCAATTGCTTGATGGTGTCTCGGGGTCACCTTGACATGGTGGTGTGCAAGGTGACTTGAGAGAGTCGACTACTAGTGAACCAATCGCTCGAATTCAACCTGGGCAGCGTAGAACTCATCTCGAACAGAAAGCCACGCGGCTAAGTCTTGCTCAGTTTGCGCGGGATTTGATTCAAGCAACTCCCATTGGGAGCAATGCCGATCGAAGGCCGCATTCGCCTTTTCCTGCGCTTCAAGATAAACAGAATTTGTGTTCATAGATCAGATTCCTTAGCGGTTTACACCGGTTGTGAATCTCTCAGCTCAGCGCTGGGAGCAACAGCATCTTGTCTCAATTTTTATCATTCGGATTAGCATAGCAAAATAGGCATAGCTCATTAGTTACCTAAAATCGTCCACATATGAGGTAAGAACTATCTAGTTGGAGGGTAAATCGCAGATGCACATAGCTGATTAATCACTGCGCCGGTTGGAGAATTACCCATGATGACTGAATTGCCGCCTGCCGGGAGGAGAGCCCAAGTGTATCCAACATAGGCGCCATAGCTATTTTTCCCGTTTATCTCGATACACCAGGAGTCTTTCGATTTGTCTCGTGATTCTCCTCTATTGTCTGAGGTTACGAAAAAAGCATCACGAAATTTTGCGCTATCAGGATCCTTTAGGTCGTGACTCGCCATCGTATGGGCAAGCAAAACTGCATTTTCACCCATCGGATATCTATAAAGTATCAAAGGTTTCTGAGCGGCTGGTTTTGGAGGAGTGGAGCATCCGGCGAGAGAGAAAAGAACCAGACTTAGGGCGAGCTTGTTCATGCGGACATTCCGTTGTTTATAGTATCAGCATTGGCAATTCAGGATGGCACATGTTCCGGCTCGCGTCATGGTCGTTATCAGGCCAAGCTTGCGCAAAACGTCCTCTGGAGACCGCGTGTTTCCGTTTGCATAAACACAAAAAAACGGATGTTTTGCTATGGCTAAAAAAGGCTATTGTTCATATAAAACAATAGCCTAGGTAGATACAGTCCCCAGCATGGGGTGCTAGGGGTCGAGTGTTCGAATCACTCCGTCCCGACCATATAATTCAATGACTTAGCCCAATCTGAAAAGGTTGGGCTTTTTCATGCGTGGGGAATTTGCGGGGGGGCATCTCGTTTTCTCCTCAAGATGATCAGAGCCGGTCCTCGCGAACTGATTGACCTCGATGCGGACTCAGCCAAAAGCTGCGACGTCAGGTTGCGTGGGTCATGCGGTCGTATTCGCCACGACTGCACCAATGCATGCTCAGCGAGTAACCTCATCACCAACGCGGACATCCGCAGACTCATTGCGCTTCAGGCAGGCAAGAT